GGTTTGCTTGTCTTGTACTTTTGAATTCCACATACAATGCATCTTTGATTTTTTTTATCTTTTTATTTATTTTTTTTATTATACTTTCAGTTATTGTATATAAGACGGTATATTGAGTATATATATCTTTATCTTTACATTTATCTTTCTTTTGGTTTAATCTGTTTAATTTCTCGGCTAATATTTTTCTAAATAAGTAATATTTATTTAATCTATTATGTATTTGCATTTCATTTTCATTATAAAATGCACTTGTATCTACGCTATATATATGTATTTGTTTATTCAAACTAATAATAATCTCCTCCCTATTGTTTATGTATTTGGATTAAGTATTTTTGTAATTGCTCATGTATGTATTGATAATACCAATTGTATTCTTGATATTTATAAACGTTATTTTTATATATCATTCTAAATAAAGGCATATCATGTATTTTGCAATATTCATCTTTTTTTCTATCTCTTAGTCTAGCCTTTATTCTTTTTGGATCTTTTGTATTGTATCTATGTTCTACATCATCAACTTCTATTAACCCTAGTAATTCATTATTGTTGTTTAAGATTGCAAAATCAAATTTTAACTTTTCTTTCTTTTTACCTCTTAAATCGTCAAAGCTATATTGTGTTACTACTTGATATTTATTTTTAATCAAGTAGTCGTACACAACCTTTTCTGAATATGGTAAATTGCATATTGGACACCATCGCCCCTTTTTAATATTCAAAGGCATTATATCCCACTCATAATTATGTATATTACATTTTACTCTTACATGAGTAACTGCATTTTGATAACGACTTAATAATTGACCATTTTGCTTATGTACTATTTGTTTAACTTCATTTTCAAAATCACCTGCGTGATGACTGCAGTAGGGACACCAAGTAGGTTTATTCATTAGACGGTCTGCTGTGGCTTCAAATATATGTTCATTTTGACACTTTACTTTATACTTATCTTTAGCATAAGTCCACTTATTGCTAAGTAATACGCCTCCTTTATGTTCAACATACATTTTTAATTTATTATAAAAATATTGTTCATCTTTAGATTTTGCAATTTTTGCTTTTTCACTCTGTAATTCTTTCGTACATTTATTGCATGGTTGGAAGCTTTTAGCTAAAATATTTTTAGCATTAATTGTTTTGTATATATCACCATGTTTATCACAATGATATATAAATTCTATTGGCTTTGTGCCTCCTGTATAGTCACTCAATATATTAATTTTATCACCATATTTATTAAATACCTTTATTTTAAATTCTTTAGTAGACATTTTTCTTTGTGGCAACCTATCCCCTCCTTTTATTTCTCATTTTTTCATTATATTTATCCCCTCAACAGTACTATCATGAAAATTTCATTAATAAGCGTTTAATTTTGCTTTTATCATATAAATTATCACTTAAGGTGTTTAATTGCATTTATCATTAAAATTCTCACCATAGAATCACGCTTGGAGGTGGTTTAATAATTAATCATTTTTATGATTTTTGATAATATTTTTATAAAGGTGCATTTTTATATTTTTAATTTATTTTTATAACTAAGTTACTTATAAAAATTTCTTTAATTTCTTTAATCTCTCTGACGGTACTTCCATTGAAATTTGACCTTCTATTGATTTCTATTCATTAAACGATAGATTATTAAGAAAACCATCTACATTTTATTTTATGACCATTTTCCTCACGGTATAATGTGGCTTACAGCCGTTTTAAAATTCTTTGGTTTTTGCAATTTCAATTCATTTTTTAAAATAATCATATCAGCCCATTCATTTACCACTTCTAAGCCTAATATTCCCATTATGTATAATACTTGCATTAATTCAGCTATTTCATTATCACTGCCAAACTGTATGTCATATGTATATCTTCCATATTCTTTGCTATAAGACACTTTAAACTCTTTTTCCTTATATACACCGTCTACGACTTTAAATCTCTCATACAAACTCATATGATTGATTTTCATATATTGAGTATTTTTTAATACTTCTATCTTTAAACTTTCATATGTATTATTCATTATTTATTGTCATCTCCTTCAGCAGTTTTCTTTTCTTCTTGATAATATAGTATAAATGTTATTTTCTTATCTACATTTTCCCATAGAACACTATCTAAATCTTGTCCATTAACTCTGTATGTATATAAATTTGATTTATCATTTCCTTCTGTAGTCAATTTTTCTCTTAATAGTATTCCTTGATTCTTGAACAATTCTTTATTATTCTTATTTAAGATTTTTACTTTTACTTCATCACCTAGCATACCATCTAATATAGAACTAACTGGTATATATTTGTCTCCTGTATATATTGCATATTCTCCATTCATGTTAAAATCTAATTTTCCTGTATATTTCATAATAATCTCTCCTTATCATTTTATTTTTATATTTTAATTTAATTTTATAACTTACCTTACTAAAAACTTTATCTTTTGTATTTTAATATATTTATCTGATGTTTTAATAATTTAATATGTATATAAATCCTAACTTACGTATTCTTCTATAAATTTATTTCCTTGGTTAATTTGACTTAAATATAAGTTTTCTTTTGGTCGTGTCACTCCTACGTAGAATAATCTAGCCTCATCTATTATTTCACTTTTTTTATGAGGAAATTTTCCATCTTCTATCCCTATAATAAATACGTGTTTAAACTCTAAACCTTTGGATGAGTGAATAGTCATTAACTTAACACAATCCTTATTGTCTTGTTTCTTTTTATTACTACTATTATAAGCATAGTTTATGAATCCTTGTAAATTATTTCCCTTAACAAACGACTTTAAAGTTTCTATAGAGTTTAGTCTATCTTCTTGATCTTCTCTGTTACTGTATTTACATTCAATATACTCCTCTATGTTAAATGCTAATTTAACGTTATCTATTAATTTACAAATATCTATATTCTTATCTTTTTGAAGTCTTAATTTTTCTATATTATTTTCAAAAATTTTCATATTTTTTTCTTGCCAGTTCTCTTTATATTTAAATAATGTAAACGCCTCATACAATGATAAATTGTTCCTTCCTGCAAATGATTTAATATCTTGTAATAACTTATTACTAAAAAATTGTATTGGATAATTTCTGAATTTAAATATATTTTCAAATGCACTGTTATCATATGGATTATCTATTAATCTTAAATAAGACATTACACCTTCGATTTCCTTTCTCTTGAAAAAACTACTATTATTAGATATATAGTATGGTATCTTCCTCCTTCTTAACTCTCCTTCGACATGATGTGAATGTGAATTTAATCTATATAATACAGCTATTTCATTAGATTTTTCACCTTCTTGTAGTAATTTTTGAATTTTATTTACAACCTCGTTACTTTCATCTTGTTGGTGCATATATGTATTAATATCAATATGTGCTTTTGAGTTATTATAAGCTTTGGAATTACTATAATATCTGTAATTACCATAATATCTTCTTACAAAATTATTTGCTTTATTCACTATATCTTGACATGAACGATAGTTTGTATCTAAATTAATTATTGTAGCATCATTCCATTCTTTATCAAAATTCATAAACATATCAGGTTTACTTCCTCTAAAACTATAAATGCATTGACGGAAATCTCCTATGCAAAATATATTTCCTGATTTACACCATTCATGTAATAATAAATTCTGAACTAAATTATTATCTTGGCTTTCATCAACTAAAACATATTTAAAGGTATGGTCATATTTATTCTTCTTATTATGTAAAAGATAATAACAATCTAATAGTTGGTCATCGCTATCTTTTAAATTCTTTTTTATTTTAAAATCCTCATATTGTTTAAAATAGTTTCTTAATTTATCTTCTTCATATTTGCTATCTTTAAATATAAATTCATCCTTATAAGTTTTCATATTATTTTTTTGAAAACTTATGAAACTTAATATATCATCTACATCTACCTTTTCACTATAATTACTATTAAATAGGTTTTCAATATCCCAAGGTACAGGTGCGTTAATATCTATTCCTTCAGACAATAATATCCTTCTGCATATTCCATGAGATGTATCAATGTTTACTCCTTCAATATTTATATTTTTTAATTTTGTTTTTAATTCTTTAACTGTATTTACTGTAAAACTTATAATTAATATATCACTAGGAATAACATTATGTTCTTGTACCAATTTCTTAACCCTTTCAATAAGAACGGTTGTCTTGCCACTTCCTGCTCCTGCAATTACTGCACAAGCACCATCTTTAAAGTTAATAGCTTTTAATTGTTGTTCGTTAAAATTCATATGACATATCCTCCCCTTGTTGATTTAAATATTTATTGCACAATTCTCTTTCATATTCTTTAATAGTACCTTTATCAATTTTTTGAATTAAATCACGTATTTTTCTATTTCTGGACTTTTTGATATTTTGCTTATTTCCAAACCATTTACGCATTAATTTTATAGCTTCATCATAATCGTCAATTTTAATATCTACGTATGTATTTATTTGATAAAAATTATATATATGTGCATAGCAATCATTGATAATGGTTCTATGAAATAACTCATATTCTAATGTATTTCTACCTCCGTTATATGTATATGCTAAAGATTGTATTGTTTTTGTCCATTCTTTCTTTTTCCCATTATCAGTTGCTAATATCAATGTTCTTTCTTTTAATTTATTTATATCATCATTTAATGATTCGATTTCTTTGTTCTTTTGTTCTATATTTTGTTGTATCAGTGCAATATTATTATTCATTTTTTCGTATTTATCTTCTAGCTGAACCATAGTTTCCATATAATCTTCTATTTGTTTTAATCCTTGCATTACCTTTGCCAATCCATTTATCCCTTGTATCATTTGTTGTTTGTTGTTTATAGCTATTTCCATATTTTCTTCCTCCCTATATTTTATATTTTTTTAATTACATTCTACATTTATTATATTTTGCTGTTGATTTGGTAAATATTTTCTTATCTCTAAGCACCACTTTTCAACACATTCGACTATGTCTTGAACGTTGTTAATTACCACTTGGTTATCTTTACAATCTATTAACGCTCTCGAATAATTAATTGGTGCTAATTTATTTTTTAAAAACGTTTCAATTTCATATATGTAACCACTTAATTCTGTAGCTGACTTAACTACTCTGCCTATATCATCCTTTTCTTTAGTTAGTAATTCTATTTGCCTAGTTAATTCTTTGTATTTTTCACTATCTTTTTCATACAAATCTAATTGATTTTTATATATTCGTTCTTTATTCTTAGCTATTTCATATAAATCTGCCTTATTCTTTAATTCTTTTTTTAATTGTTCTATTTGAGCATAGTCAGTATTATCTATTTCTACTGTTTTGGTAATAACTTTAGGTTCTTTACTTCTTTCTTTTTCAAGTTGTTCTTGTAATTGTTTATTTTTATTTTCTAATTGTTTTTTCTCGCTTATAATTTGCTCTGTTTTCTTTTGTGTGAGCTGTTTAATTTTTTCTTGACCAATATCATTAAAAAACTTTTCTTGTTCATCCTGTGGCAATTTAGCCCATATTTTATAAGCCGTAGTAGATTTTAAAGCACCAGTTTCAACTAATGATTGTAGTTCGGGGATTAATTCATTAAGTTTTTTATAATTTTGTAATTGTCTTTGATCGATTCCTATTTGTTTGGCTAAATCATCTTGTGTTTTATTTGGAGCTTCAACGAAATTATTTCCATTAAGCTCTTTATTTGTATATTGATTGCTACCATTACCTCCTTTTTTAACTCCATATATTCGTTCTAACTCCCTAATACATCTCGCCATCTTCATAGGATTTACATTACCTACACCTCTTTGCATGATGTTTGTACATATCAAATCTTCTAATATCATATCGTCTTTTGAAATATGTAATTTTTCATCCTCATCAGGATAATGAGTTATTCTACATGGTATTTCTAATATACCAATCTCTTTACAAGCTTTAACTCTTTGATGTCCACTTACTATTAACAAGTCTTGAGTTACTACTATTGCTTCAACTACTCCTCTTCTTACTATAGACTTTATAAAGTCATCCCATCTTTCTTTAGGAATATCATCAAAGAATTCTTGGTTTCTTGGATGTGGTTTTAATTTAGATATTTCTATCATTTGCATAAGTTGTCCACCCCTTCTTTTATATTTTAATTTAATTTT